GCCAGAACGGCGGCGCTTGCGCCGCAACGCCCTGATTACTTAATTGATAGATTGTCATGCCCTATGTGCAAGGCTCATGGCTCAGGGTGCATAGCTCAATTAAATAAGATAAGCAATACACATAGATGGGGAGAGCGATACTCGTAGTTCCTAGTGCTTAGCTCGTAGTATACTAGTAGTCACTGCTCTATGCTTTATGATCCCTATTCCAAAATCGCAGATACTTAACACATAGCACACCGTAGCGAAGGCGCGATGATTGCTATGCAATCAGCGTGACTGAGCGGGCCAGTAACTAGAACTGTAGCGATGCTGCTTGGAGTTGTTCCTCCAAGCAGCGAGCGGGCCATGAGCACTGAGCTATGTTCATGGCACTGGGCAGCGAGGTGCGTGGCGCGGTGAGCGTAGCGAGCCTGCGCCACGCCGCCGAGCGTGCAGGATGCACTGAGCCATAAGCTCGGCACTATGAGCCCTGTGCCGAGATCATTGTACCATGCTCATAGCTCTGGGTGCATAGAACAATACCGCCAAGTGTCTTTGCGTCTTGTCTCATGGTTCACCATGAGCAAGGACGCATAGAACAATAATTGCATTGCAATGCGTGCCAGCGTCTTCTTGCTGGCACGAGAACATTGCGCTCTGCTTAGAGAATAATCATTGCAATGATCATGCAATCATGCTGGCGCGATGGCTGCGTGTCTTATCTGCAGCCAGCGTGCAAGCGTGATGGCGTGATCATTGCTACAGCATGTAACCATGACACAGGCTTCATCGTGTCATGGTTACATGCTCACCGCTTAGAAAACAACTGGATGTCAGCCCCTTAGCCGCCTCGCGGCGACAGGGGCAGTACCGCTTAGAAAAAGAAATCACTGATCCTTATCCAGCGGCGCCAGCCGCTGCCGGCGCCGAGGCCCTACCCGGTGCCGGTCTATTATCGCAGATAATAGAGATAAGGTACCTCACCCTACTCTCAAAGCGCGCAATTTTTTTACGTTTTTTGGGAATTTCCACAGGCGCAATGGCGATAATTGCGTTTATTTGCCATAAAATGCTGGATATTCGACATTTTTGTCGAGCTATTAAGTATTTGAATTTATTATACTACTTTCTTTTTAAGTCCCCTCTATAAGGAACCTTTTTTTAATAATTATATTTATGTTTCTGTGGATTTGGTCTTTGTCTGGCTAAACTTTAATAGTCATAATAGTAAAAAATAGTTATGTTTAAATCTCTAACTCTGTGGATGTATTGTTAATAATAGTCATAATAGTAATAATAGCTATATTCTGTATCATTATTTCATGAAGGTGATTACATAAAAAAGGTTCCTTATAGAGGGAACTTTTTATTGCGTTTCAAGGTTTTCGCCTTTGCAAGCACTAGGAATTATTGATGTTTTGACCTAATAGTTATTTGCAATTTTGGCTATTATGGCTATTATTGGAGTGACAGATTGGCCTTGAACCCTGCGAAATGATTCAATAATAGTCTAATAGTAATCGGAGAGGCCCAAACAGGATGACTATTTGGCTTGGAGACAGGAAAGCCCCGGATTTTTCGTCCAGGGCTTCCCGGAGCACAGAAGGAGAAGCAAGGTCACTGATAATGTCTCTACTTGACATAATTTTATTTGTCAAGCAATATAACAACAACAACAATAAGCCCATGGAGGAAATATGGAAGGATTGACCTCGGATCAACTTGATTTAATGCGTCGTGAACGGCTGGCGCTCTCCAAACTCACGGATAAACAGAAGTTATTTTGTGAGGAATATGTCCGGTCGTTCAATAAACTGGCCGCGCTAAAGGCCGGCGGGTATTATACACCGAAGAAGCAGGGCGGAAAGCAGGATAAATTAATCCAGAGTAATTTTGAAAGGATCATGGCGGCCGCTGTGGTCGGAGAGTATATCACTTTATTGAAACAGTCAGTCGCCTCGCGGCTCGGCGTCTCGATGGATGATATTATTGACCAGTATAAGACCATGGCTTTCGCGAACATAGACGACTATGTCACCTGGACAAAAGACGGATTCACGGAACTTAAATCATCGAGCGACCTGACCAAGGCGCAGAAAGCCGGGATCCTGGAGATTGTCGAAACGACTACCAAAATGGGCAAGACGGTCAAGATAAAATTATACAACAAACAGACCGCTCTGGACAGGTTGTTTGAAATCTTGAAAGACCTGGAGTCCAGTGAGGATAAATCGGACGGTCCCGTGCGGTTCACACAGACGCAGATCAACATTATCCTTCAGGATCCTGTGAAGCGGCGGGCCATCGAGCACCTGGCGGGATCCGGGTATGACAAGCAGATTTCCCTGGTCGGGACGGACAAGGACCAGATTGAATTCAATAAGCACATGGACAAAATAACTAATAAATTATTGGAGGCCACCAGTGGAGTCAACGGTCAGCGATCTATTGAATGCGCGCGCGTCGAAGCGCCGGAAGAAATTGGAGGAAAAGAAGGAAACAGAGCGGATCATGAAGGAGCAGATCAGTATCCCGTCGCAGAGCGAAAACGACAGAGTCCACGCCAAGGGGACGGAACTGGGCCTGCCCCCGTCGAGATTGTTGAGGACGGGAGTCGATACGGTGTCGATGGGCTATGATCGTTTCCTGGAAACGATGCCCAATGATCTCTGGAGGTATCTCCCGCACACGTTCGCCACGGAGATGTCCGACGGCCTATGGAAACCATACACTTACCTTGTGATGATAAGCAATATTGTCACAACGGTCATCGCGCGCGGGGGCGGGCGCATATTATTATCGGTTCCGCCGCGCCACGGGAAGTCCGTGTTTTTGTCCAAGTGGCTGCCGACATGGTTCCTGTCTATGTGGCCGAATAAACGGGTGCTTTTATCTACGTATGAAGCGAACTTCGCCGCGACCTGGGGGCGGCAAGTCAGAAATATTGTCAAAGAAAAAGGTCATCGCGTGGGGCTGTATCTCGCCGATGATGCCACCGCGTCGAACAACTGGATGACCACGGAAGACGGCGGCATGGTGACGGCGGGCGTCGGCGGGCCGATCACCGGGAAAGGCGCGGACCTTGGCCTGATCGACGATCCGCACAAGAACTGGCAGGAGGCGCAGTCCGAAACGACGCTAAAGATGATACATGAATGGTTTGACTCGACTTTTTACACAAGACTCGAACCGGGCGGCACAATTATCATTCTCCACACGCGATGGAGCGAGAATGATCTAATCGGGTATCTTCTGAGGGAAAAAACACAGGATGGCTGGTTCCATATCAGGATTCCCGCGATCGCCGAAGATTGGAACGGGGAGGAAGACGTTCTGGGGAGAAAACCCGGCGAAGCCCTCTGCCCCCAGAGATATGATGAAAATGCGCTGAACCGGATCAAAAACAACATGACCTCAATGATGTGGAACGCATTGTTCCAGCAGCGCCCAGCGCCCATGGAGGGATCGATATTCATGCGGTCGAACTGGAAATTTTATTCCGTAAGGCCGCAATGTAATTTCATACTTCAGTCCTGGGACACGGCGTCCAAGAAGAACTGGGACAGCGCCTATTCAGTCTGCCAGACCTGGGGCGTCTCGGATCAGGGCGCGGTATTAATAGACCAGTGGCGGCAACAGGTCGAGTACCCGCAGTTGAGAAAGCAGGCGGAGATCCAATATATGAAGCACCGGCCGAATATCGTCCTGATCGAAGACCGCGACTCCGGGCAGGCGCTTATCCAGTCCCTGCAGCAGGAAACCATCATGCCGGTCCTGCCGGTCTATCCGGACATGGACAAGATTATAAGGGCGCAGGCGGTCAGCCCCATGCAGGAGAGCCAGCGGGTCTGGCTCCCGGAGATCAAAGCCGAGACATTGTGGGTGTCTGAATTCATCGACAATGCGGCGACATTCCCGAACGCGTTCTTCAAGGACGAGATCGACACCATGAGCCAGGCGCTCGCCTATATCATGACCATGTCCATGTCCGGCCGGATCATTTCCGCCGAGCGGCGACGCACCAGCAAGCTGCTGGAAAACTTCAGGAGTATGATGTAAATCCTAATCTATCGATAATCAAATCGCTTGACAATTAGCTCAGTATTCGACAGCCGGGAAGTAGGGCCAATAAGCATCTTTTTTCCGGAAGGCTGTCTCATGCTCGTTACTTCAACTCAAACTGTTTACCGCTATTCCGGTCTTTCGACCGACATCAAACCGAACACGGACATCCGTGATGCATCGACGTTCTGGGAAACCGACACCAATAGGAAATATGAATGGCGAAGAAATGCCTGGTTCGAGATAAAAGATTTTATCACAATCCAGGATGACCAGGCGCTCGCCACCTATGAATCAGGTGACATTATTTACATGTGCCGGGCAGCCGTCGGAACACAACTTACCGAAAACAAATGGCAGATCAAGAAAATAAATATCGCGAGCGCCGGGATCCGCGTCCAGTGGGCGAACGGGAACGCGAATTTCGTCAACGCGGCAACCAGCCTACAGGTTGTGGCTGCCCTGAACTATGCATAAGGAGGAAGTAAAATGAGTTTAGACAATGTGACCGAAAATGATCTTTTGAAAATGCTGTTAGAGGGCACTGATCCGAGTTACCGGACAAATGAAACCCTGTATATCGCCCTTATCACCGGGGCCGCGCCGAATGAAGCATCGCCGATGACCAACGAATGCACCTACACGGGTTATACGCGACGGCCTGTCACCAAGGCAACAGGGTGGACGGATAATGGTTCTTCGTTTGTCAATTCGGGCATCATAACCTTCGGCGCGAGAAGCGACGACGGCGCGGTTCAGACGGCAACATATTTTGCTGTTGTTGATACCGCGTCTGATGCAGTTGGCATGTGCATCATCGGCGAACTTTCCACGCCGCTGGCCATCTCCCAGAACATTCAACCGATCTTTGCGATCGGAGATCTTGAAGTAACGGCGGATTAATGGCGGGATTCAAAAACATAAAGGAATGGGTGGATTCCTACGAGAACGGTATGCGTGATATCTACCAGTTCAGGAAAATGTCCGGAGCGGTAACCGTCGCCGGGCAATGGGTGGACTATACCTATGCATCCGGCAGGCCCATTTCCAATTTCTACGCCACGACTCCTTTGATCGGCTCGCTTATTGAAGACAATAAGGGGATATACGTCGGCGGAAACATCTCGCCGCTCAAGAAATATATCCACCGGATAACAACCATGATGATGTCGGGATCGGCGACCACTGTTTCATGCCAGAACGTCCAGTTGCTCCTGTGTGATTATCTTCTCTATTATCCGTTTATCGACATGGACGATGACGCTGAACAGATCATGAATCCGGATGTTGCGTCTCCGGTTGTCCTGCCCAATAGATACGGCAGCAGCCTTGGTGTTAAAATGATGCTGGTCGCCCAGGGACAGACCGTCGGCGGCGGCACTTTCACAATAACATACACCAACTCGGACGGAACACCGGACAGAGTGACACCGCTTCATTACTGCGCGGCGGAGCAACCGGCCGGCGCCCTGGTCCAGGCAAACAAGGCGGCGGGCGGTATATCTCCGTTCATCACTTTACAAGCAGGCGACCTTGGCGTGCAGAGCGTCCAGAAGATCCAGTTCTCTCTTGTTAACGGCGGCATCGCGGCAATCGTGCTGGTCAAACCATTACAGACACACATTCAAATGGAGGAATGCAGACAAACGACTTCCTCCACGCTGGCGTCTTTCGGTTCGCCGAGCGAGACGGAGTGCATCAGGGACACCATGCACCTGACTCAGATTGTCGATGGCGCGGTTCTCGGATTCATTGGACAGACAATGGCTGGCTCCATAGCAGCCTCACAATTAGTTGGAATGATAGAAACGATTTGGAGGTAAATCATGGGCTTTACATCAATGGACGACATGCTGGCTCAAATATCAGCGGGGAAAATCGGGAGGATTGATATTAACAAATTAATCACACCCGCCCAGGTGGCTGGATACTGGAGCAACGTTATGAGATGGGACGGCAATCCGCCGAACAGCACCTATCCTGGCGATTCACTTACATATTACCCGACCGACAATACAAGTCCCGGTGCGCCGTACATCGGCGAGTCGCCTGGAGGCAGCGCGACGAAGCATATTATCAATGCCTCGGCAAATATTTTCGCGGCGGCGGGCGCTCCGTGGATCCTTCTGGCCTGCGACCAGCTTGGTTATGTGCCATTGGCTGAAGCGGCCGTTGAATTGACATCTGAACGGACCATCACAATGACCCCGTTGGATGGAACTGCGAGATATGCGGCAGGCGTAGGATGTAGATTATTTTTCTCCACCTATACCGCACCGACCGCAGGTGGACCGAATCTGGTGTCATTGAAATACAAGAACGTCGCCGGTGATTCCAGGAACGTGACGACGACCGTGGGATTCTGCGCCACTCCGGTTGCCGGTCAGGTTCCCCATTCGGGAAATGCCGCGACTCGTCAGGCGCCATTCCTTCCATTGTATCCGGGCGACACCGGGATCTCTGACATTGAAGCCTACACCTGTTCGGGTGGAACTCAATACACGGGCGCGGGCGCGATGGTTTTACATCTTGTCCGACCGCTTTTCAGCATTCCGCTACCCGCGAATGGAATCATGACGGAGAGGGATTTTGTTAATCAGCTTCCGTCGCTTCCGAAATTGATTGACGGCGCGCATCTGATGTTCATGCTTTTCCAGACAGGTGCTACTACAAATAATAGTCCAATGTATATCACCATGGACTACGCTTGGGGTGGGTAAATGCTTTTAAGTAATCGAGCAATGATAGGATCGAATCCACTTAATCTTTATGCTTTTACTAATTCAGCAACTACTGAATGGGCGCTAAGGAATAACCGGAGCAATTGGAATAAAACCGGAAGGCTCCGGAATTATCATTGCGGAGATGCGAATGTTTCCGGATTGACAAACAAAGCATCGCAACCGGCTGGCAATACCCATCCGGTTGCCTATGTGCTGGCACAAAAACCGGGACGGATAGCCAGCCGCAAGATTTGCTACGTTACACTGGGTGGAGAAGCGGAAGTAACTGTCGGGTCTTTAATATTCGGCCAATCCTGTGTGGTCAGTCTGGATGGACTAGCGACCGGAACCCTGATTGTCGGTTCACTGATCGACGGAACAACCGCGATCGTCATCGATGCCTCGGCAGTCGGGATAATGTCGCTGGGAGCAGCGGGCGAGGCGGCAATTACCATAGAATCAAACGGCGCGATTCTCGGCCATGTGCCGGCAGCCGGATCGTCAGCGATATTGCTTGGCGCGATCGCGGAATTGAACGCGCTGGGCTGGCTGGCAGGCAACGGGCCGATCACTTTAAATGGAACGCTTCAAAGTTACGCCAAGGGCTGGCTGGAAGGTTCGACCGAAGACCGGTCATCCCTGACGCCCGGAATTATCGCGGCCGCCGTGTGGGATGAACTTCAGGCGGCGCACCAGATCGACGGAACGGCTGGTAAAGCTCTCGCGTCGGCATCAAGCGCCGGCGATCCATGGTCGGGCCTGCTCGCAAATTACACCGATGATGAAACCTTCGGCGCGTTCATCAAGAAACTTTTGACGACAGGTAAATTCCTTGCGTTGAAATAATGCAAATCGGTTCATAAAGAAACAAGTTGACAATTCATTATGAATTCGACAGCCAAAAATTAAGGGATATTTTATTATGCAAGTCAGACACGTCAACAAAATACTACAAAGGAACGTTATGATACCAACATGGAAAATACCTTACTCGGATTTGGATCTCTAGCCATCAACGGATCATTGGCGCTGGCGGTAGTTTATTTCGGGAAAAAATGGATGCTGGGCGTTGAACAAACAGCTGAAAAAAACAGAAACGAACTATCAGAACAAACCTGCGCGACACGCAAAGAATTGGCTGAGTTCACAGCCAAAACAACCGCCGATCTCAAAGACGCCATCAGGGAAAACAGGGATGAATACCGATTGAAATCCACGGAAATAATTTCCAGTATCAATAAGCTCGCCGACCATGTGGCAACCGCCAATGGACGGACAACCAAAAACGAACTGGCCCATGTATGCCTGGAAGGCGAAGTAAAGGCCATGATCAAACTCTGCGCGGAACGACACGGACATATAGGTGAACTGACTTGAATCTGAAAAAACTACTCCAGGACACATTCGGCAAACTGACCGACACGGAACTCATGGCCCTCACTATTTATGGTGAAGCCCGTGGAGAATCCCGCGAAGGAAAGATCGCCGTCGGATCCGTCATATTGGAACGCGTCGATCACCGGCAATGGGATGGTAATACGATCCATGAAGTCTGTTTAATGCCCTACCAGTTCAGCTGCTTTCTGCCGAACGACCCGAATTTTCCGTTATTGAAAAAGATCGCCGATAACTGGGATGCCCAGGTCATGCGATCACAGATTTTATCCGAGTGCTGCATCTATGCGTTCGGGCTGATTAACGGCGACATTCCAAGAACAAAGACCATCGCCGACGCTCACGCGACCCAATATAAGACGACTGCCTGTGAAGCATCATGGGCTGATAAAATGAAACACATAACAACGATAGGTGACCATGAATTTTATGCTTAGGATTAATCAATGGATGCAAATCATTATGTGCGTATTGGCAATAATCATATTGTATCGGTTATTCGTCTTGATCACTCCCGCTTACGTGTCAGCTGCAGACGTCGTCATGAACATATGCGAAGCACCGGAAACGACATGTATCTGGACATACAATATCGGGGACGTAGTCACGTTGGAAGCAGAACCTGAACCAGGATATTACTTCGCAGGGTGGAGCGGCATATGCACTGGCAAAGGAGACTGCACCTTCACCGTTGAAGATAATAACCGGATGGAATTGTTTGCAAGATTTGAACTTTTACCCAACAAACCAAGAAATTTAAGGAGAGTGAAATGAAAAAAGTATTCGCAATTTGTATGATCGTGTTGATGTTATTGGCCATTCCATTAATTGGATATTCCGCAAACCAGACCAAAGCTGAATCGCTGATTTTTGAATGGGATCAGAACGTGGAAGATCTGCCTATCCTTAAAGGCTGGGCACTATACGAGGCACCGACTGCCGGCGGCCCCTATGCCAAAGTAGCCGACGTGGTCTATGTTCCGGGAACCGTTACATCCTTTTCCTCTGAATCCACGTTAAGCGTCACTGGACCTGGCGGAACTACTGTTAATCGATATTATGTTCTGCGATCGATCAACACCGAGAATGCGGAGTCCGTGAATTCAAATGAGGTAACTTATGCGTTTGTGATTCCTGTCGGAGTAACCTCAGCACCGTTTAACCTGATTATTAAAATTTCAACTCAACCCAGGTAGGAGGCCGTAATGTTTAAATCAATCGCCGCGTGGTTCAAGAGTTTCTTTACGAGCAACGCCGTCAAGGCGGCAACTGTCGCAGGACTTTTTATGGCATCCAACAACAAAGAAAAGGCCCAGAGCATCCTGCCTTATATCAAAGCTGTTCGGGCGTCCGCGCAGTGCGGAACCCTGACGCAGGAGCAGATGAATTCCATGATCGATCTCATTTTAAAGAAATTTCCCAATCCCAAAGCTGAGATCCTGATCAGTCTGATTGACTTTCCGATTGTCACTTACGGCGAAGTCAGTAAAGACCTTCTGAAAATCATCGATGCCCTGATTAAAGGAGCGGAAACCGGAGCGGCATGAAAAGTCAATTCCTAACTGAACTTGATATAGGCCTATGCCCATCGAATGAGGGGATCTGGTGGCTTCGCACTCCGCTGGTATATTACAGCGGATTACTGAAGGAAGAAATTGTCGTGCCACCGGCCTATATCGATGTGAAGTTTTACACGGACCTGGCTTCCGTGCCTCGAATCCCAATTATTTACGAACTGTGGGGAAATCGCGCACATACTGAAGCGGTCATTCACGACTTCCTGTTCTGCAAGAATAGTTTTCCAAGTGTATCATTTGTGATGGCCAACCGGATCTTCCTGGAGGCCATGCAGGTTCGAGAAAAACCGTTTTATGTTTCATATCCGATGTTTACCGGCGTCATGGCGTTCAGTTACCCCGCCTTCCACAGGCGGAACGTTGAAGACGATTTGACTTTAAAGAAGGCGGCATGAGCAAGAAAATAGACTTCATTGAACTATCCAAGATCTGCACATTTTCAATTATCCGTGACAGGTCCGGGGTGAGAATTTGTTACCAGAAAGATGAAGTGCCCGGTGTGAAATATGTTCCGACATTGTGTCACCAGACCAATTGTTCGGTTTATAATAATCTAAAGGATGGCTGATGGTGTTCTTTGATAGAAAAATAGTGGAGGAAATAGCAAACACGAAACCTCTGAAATAATGATGGTTGCGTCGATTTGCCTTTTTCGAGCTTAACCAAGCGTCTGCCTTTTTCAAGCTAATGTAAAAACGATCCTTTGTTGATCAAACATTGGCCATCCCGATAAACAAAAGTGCTGTTAATGAAATAACTTGACATTCCTGAAATATTTGACAGCGCTATAATTGTAAACGTTGAATTTCGTATTCATGTTGGAAGTCTTCTCAATCTCATACGGATGCTCGACTTATGAAAAGAAGTCAAAAAAAGGCCAAGGTCGCGGAGAAATCCGCGACCGAAACCGCCCCCATCAAGCAATCGCGATCCAAGAATATTGAATCGCAGATTATCTCATACCGCAAGCAGAAATATACTTTCAGCTCAAGCATGGGCGCGATGTGGTTGATCAACCAGCGCCTACCCAACCCCGACCGCGTCTTAGCAAAACGCGGACAGTCCCTTCCCGTCTATCGCGAACTTTTATCTGATGCGCACTTAACTGCGGCCCTTGAAAGCCGAGAAAGCGCGACACTTGCTTATGACTGGCGAATTGAACGCGGGGATTGTCCGTCTCGAATCCACAAGGTCATCGAGAGATGGTTCTTCTCCATCATGGAGCGGAAGATGTGCATCGAGGATCTGAGCCGCGATGAACTGACCGCCAATCTTCTTGATGTCATCTACTGGGGATTCCAACCCGCCGAACTGACCTGGGACTATATGTACGGTATGTGGCTGCCGGTGCAGATCACGCCGAAGCCCCCGGAATGGTTCACGTGGTATCTTAATGATGCCGGGATCCCTGAGCTGCGCTTCCTGTCCGTCGAGCATCCTGTGGAAGGCGAACCGCCTCCGGATCCCTGGACGCTGATTTGCCCAAGAATCAAACCATCATACGAGAACCCATACGGACGAGGCGTAGCCGCCCGGTGCTTCTGGCCGATCGTCTTCAAGCGGGCCACTATGGAATTCTGGTTGAATTTCGAGGAACGGTTCGGAACCCCCTGGGTGATGGGCAAGATTGAAGGCAATGCCGATGACACCATCCTAACCAATTTCGCCGCCGATTTAAAAACACTGGTGCAGGACGCCGTGATTGCCGTGGCCGGCAACCGCACCGTTGAAATACTGGAATCCAAAAATCAACAGGGCAGTAATGACGGATTTAAAACCCTTTGCGATTTCATGGATTCACAGATGTCCAAGACGATTCTGGGACACACGTTGTCCATGGACTCCGGTGAACGTGCCTCCTATGCCGCAACAAAAGGTGCCATGACAGTCAGAAGTGACATCCAGAAACGCGACATCCAGATGGTGCGGTCGATCTGGAGCGATGTAGTCAATCTGATCATGATGCGCAACGGATTCATCGACACCCCGCGCCCGCGCATCGTTCCGTTCCACGCCGACGAAGTCGAGACAGAACGCGCCACGCGCGATGAAGCTCTGTCCCGCACGGGCGTCCGCTTCAAAAAGGAATACTTCATCCGGACTTATCACTTCGAGGAAGACGATATCGAAGAAGAAATCATCGATCCCTCAAAGTTACAGGCAACGGGTTTCGACAAAGAAAATGAAAAAGACAAACCACTTCTGAACGTCAAGAAGGAAACAAAAAAACAAAACAAAGGAGGCGCGGAATAATGGCTGGTGCCTGGCTGGAAGTCTTTAAAACGGGAACACACACATCCGGAAACGGTGTGACCAAAACATACACCGATGACGATCTCAATATGATCGCCAAAACCTATAATGACCAAAAGGACCATGAGGCGCCTCTTGTTATAGGCCATCCGTCCACAGATGACCCGGCTTACGGATGGGCAAAAGAATTAAAAGCGGCCGGGAGTAAATTACTCGCCTACGTCGATCAGGTCAGTGACAGCATCGTAGAAGCTGTCGGTCGCGGTGAATATAAAAAGATCAGTATCGCCATGTATCCGAGTGGACTGCTACGGCACATCGGATTACTCGGCGCCGCGCCGCCCGCAGTCAAGGGGCTCGCGCCGGTCCAGTTCGCTGAGGAACTGGAATTCGAGGAATACATCTGGGCGACCGATGAAACACGAATGCCCATAGTGGCCAGAATTCTTTCCGGTCTTCGCGATTTCTTTATCGAGAAGTTCGGACTCGATGCCACCAATAAAATAATCGACAAGGGTGACATTGCCTATCTCCAGGAACCGGCATCGTCACAAATGATCGCCGTCGATAACCAGCAAAAGATCGTTCCCACTGAAAATATTCTCAATTCACCGCCGGGGGCTATCTCGAATTATTCAGAACAAAATCAACAACAGGAGGAAGAAATTATGGATGAATTGAAAGCCAAAATCAAAACCCTGGAAGACGCCCTGGCGGCACAAGCCACGCAGTTTGCAGAACAGATGACTGAAATGCAGAACGGCGTAAAGGCATTGACCGACATCGTATCTGCCAAGGCCACGGAAGACGCCAACAAAACCAAACTGTCGGCATTTGAAACAGCCAAAGCGGAGTTTGCGGCTTTCTGTGAAGTTCTCGTCAAGGAGGGAAAGATCCTTCCCGCAGAGAAAGACAGTATCGTCGAGGAATACGCCGACGTTCTTCAGGCACAGGAAACCCTGACGTTCGCCGACGATGCCGTGAAACCGACCGACAAGATGAAAGCACGCCTCGAAAAACGCGCGGTCATCTACAAACCGACCGGAATTACGTTTGCGGATCCTTCAAAGGCCAAACCCGTCAAACTGGATGCCACCGTTCTACCGGCTGAATTTGCCGAGATGGGTGACAAAGTTGACGCGGCATCCCTCGATGTCGATCGCGCCATCAAGGAATACGCGGAAGCCAATAAAGTAACTTACGAGGAAGCAGCAGCCCGTTACGCGGCTGCATAACCAAAAACACCCAATCCGCAAATAAGGAGGATTCATTATGGGACTTCACACCGAGAAACCTGGCATTAAAACAACTGGCGTTGCGAATGGCGCCATCACAAAAAGACGCTTTATCGATTACACCGATGCCGTCTGTTCTGCAATCGGAAGAATCGCAAAAGGCGTATCCGGCGAATCAGACGCAGATACAGGCACCAGTTTCGCCATCACCATCAGTGGAACCGCATTGGTTACAGCCGGTGAAGGTCTGACAGCAGGGCAGGAAGTTACAACCAATGCTCTGGGTAAAGCCGTTCTGGCAACCTATGGTCACAGCATCAACGGTATCGTCATGCGCGATCAGGATGAAGCCGATCAGCTTGTCGAAATCAAACTGATGACCGGCGACATCAGTGTGGCTGATACCACCACCACGACCACGACCACGACAGAAACGACCACGACCACGACCGCTGCATAAGAACGTTAACGACTATAGGAGGATAACACATTATGGCAACTTTTTTTGACACAATCACCGAAGGCGTCAACGTTCCCTTGACCACATTGGCGTCTGGTTACAAACCGAGTGGACTGATCGGAGAATCCGTTTTCCCCGTTGTAAAGTCCGTGACCAAAGGCGGCAAAATTCCCATTTTCGGAAAAGACGCCTTCAAGATTTATGAAACCCTGCGCGCACGCGGCGCACACAGCAATCGCGCCGGAATGGATCCCGATTCCTGGATCACGTTCTTCTGCGAGGAACATGATCTGGCAATTCCTTTGGATCAGCGCGAACTGAATGAACTGAAGAACCTGCCCGGTGATTCAGCGTTGAAGGCATTGTTCAACTTGCAGGACCGTCAGCGCCGGAGAGTCCAGTGGAACCTGAAACTGGAGCTCGAAAAGGTCATCGCCGACCAAGTTCAGGCTGCCGGAAGTTACAGCGTGACCAACGTAAAAGCCCTGACGACCACAGGATGCTGGTCCGAAACAGGCTCCGATCCCGTCAATGACATCGAAACAGCCCGCGAAGTTATCCGTGGCTTGATCGGCGTATATCCCAACACCCTGATCATGGGTGCGGATTCCTACGCACAGTTGAAGTTCCATGCGGCCTACACCGACATCCTGAAGGTCACGTCCGACAAAGTCGTTCGTCCCGACCTGATTGCACAGATCCATGACCTGAAGCGCGTCATCGTCGGCCTGTCCATGGGCCTGGACAGCGCGGGTGCGTTCTACGATCTATGGAGCGACAACGCGATCCTCTGTTACATCCCCGATACCGGAACCCCCGATATCGACGAGCCGTCCTTCGGCTATACCATCAAACCGGGCTTCTCCCCGACCCCGTATCCCTATGTGGATATTTTCTCGGAAGAAGGCGGCAAGATCGTCAACGTGCGCTGCACCGATATGTACGACACGATCATGGTCATGAAGGATGCCGGTTACCTGATCAGTAACACCAAAAAGTAAGGACATCGCCGGAGGTCTTGATTACCGAGGCCTCCGGCGGCGTTAACGGAGAATAGACCATGGCGTATTGTGTATTAGCTGATCTACAGAAATTGCTTCCGGCAACTATGTTGATCAATCTTTCCAGCGACACCCCCGGCTCAATTGTCGTCGATCAGGACAATATTGACGAATCGATCGATCAGGCGGACCGTGAGATCGATGCCTATGTGTGCCTCGCTGGATACAGTGTGCCCATGGATCCAATTCCCCCGCTGATCACCAATCTGTCCACGAAGATGTCCATCTGGAATCTTCACCTTCGCAAATATTTCGATTCTACCATCTGGCGGGAGACTTACAAAGACTGCCAGCGGATCCTTGAACGGATCGCCGAAGGCAAATTGACGATTGGGCAGGAAGAAGAAGGCGTCGTAACGGAACCATCCGGTGCCTATGCGGTCGATACCCGTAATCAGAAGTTTACATCGGACTTCATGGAGGAATTCTAATGGCGATGATGGTTGCACGGGATCAACTGATTACGGCACTTTGTGTTCACCTTCGCACAGCCGTATCGGCATTGAATCTTGTGAAACCCTACCATGGCGAACTGGATCGTTATTCCAAAAAGACCCAGCTCAAAGAAGAAATCTTTCCGGCCATGGTGAACTTGACCACACCGTTTGCGCTGGTTGTTTCCAAGAATCGCACACGGCTGGAGAAAACGGGATCTTCGGTTAAATTCCGGCATGACATTTCGATTTATGTAGGCGATTCCAACCTCCATGATTTCAACAACCAGGACACACCGAGTATTTTCACGCTCATGGGACAGTGTGTTGAAGCTCTGCATGGCAAAGTATTTGTTCCCGGTGGCGGTATCTTAACCGTAGAGAGTGACGGAGAATATCTTCTGACAACAGATTTATTTACCGTTTATGACCAAAAATATTTTCAATTAGAAATAGGAACTTAACAGGAGGTATTTATTATGGGTGAAGCTCAGGTATCCCCCAACATTGGAAACTACATGATCGGCAAAGGTATCTTGTCGATCGCCAAGTGGTCAGGCGCCAGCGTCGGCGAATATGCTGATGTCGGCAACTGTCCGAAATTTGAATATGAAATGACCGAGCAGACCGTCGAGCATTTCAGTTCAAGAGCCGGATTAAAAGAACAGGACCAGGAAACGGTCATTCAGTCCGGCTACACCGTTAACTTTACCCTTGATGAAGTGTCCATCGAGAATCTTCGCATGTTCATGAAGGGAACTCTGTCCGGATCCAATATTCTATATGCCAATCAGAACGTAAACCAGTATTACGCCCTGAAATTCGTATCGGATAATCCCGTCGGCCCGGATCAGAAATACGAATTCTGGAAATGCAAATTGACACCGAACGGTGCCTTTTCATTGATCAGCGATGAATACACCTCGATGTCGTTCAGTGGCAAAGGTATGTCGGATGCAGTCGGTCATGCAGTTTCGCCTTATTTCACGGCGACGTTCGCAACGACAACTTCAACAACCACGACCACCAGCACCACAGCAGCGTAATTTTGCTTCTGATAAATTAATTGATCAGGGAGGCTTCACGGCCTCCCTGATATCATCAAGGGAGGATGATACATGTCTCGACTATCCAAAGAACTGAAAATCGAAGGGAAGACCGTCACCGTTTACGAATTGACGGTAAAAGATATCAAGAAACTCTGGAAAGATCTCACCAATGCTTCCACTGAAATTATTGATATTCCCATGTTTTCAAATGAAACACTTCTCCGTGAACATTGGGATAAATGTATCCATGGATTGAAACTAGAGGAAACAGATGATCTGGCCCCCAGTGAATTGAAATTGGTGTATGACGCTTTCAGTGAGGTTAATGCCATTTTTTTCGACCTAACCCTGAAACTAGAGGGAGAAAATCTATTCCTAAAAAGTCTCAGGGCAGTCATTATGAGCGACTTGATGCTTCGATTTGCCGCCTTATCGCTGGAGGCCACACCACCGTCTGGGACTATGGATACAGTTTCTTCATAAAGGCCGTCGAAGAAGATATAAAACGGGAGGACGAGTTCTTTAAACATCTTGGCAAAACCATTGCCATTGGAACAAGGATCGGGCATCACGCCGACAAAAAGAATTTTGATAAATATATGAGTTCATAGGTATATTAATGGACAAGAATTTATCCGATGATTTAAAAGAACGCGAAAGACTACTCCGTGATAAAGTAAACGATTATGACACTGCGGCAAAAACTGCCCAGCGCATCGCCGCCCTCCAGAAAACAAAAGACGAACTACAGAAAGAAATCAGTGAATATCTGACAGCACCCAGACCAACAGCAGGCACGATCAAGCGTCTCACCAGCGCACTCAGTTCGCTGTCTCCCGTGGATGCAATTTATAAAGCAAATGAAGCATCATTAAAAGAAGCAACAGGTGTTGACGCAGCAGGTACATTCGCCTCGACATTGGGAACTTCCTATATGAAAAGCATCAGGGACAACCTGATGACTGCCGCGACCAATAAAGACTATACCCAGGGACACAAAACCTACAAAGACATCATCACCAAACAGATGGGCATGAAGGACAGCACGGCTGCTACTGTTTTAGGTGTCGCCGGAGATATCGGAACAGATCCGTTGAACTTTGTCGGCGGCAACGCCATGTCCCTGCTTTTCAAGGGAGTGAAAGGTATCGGCGGTAAAGTTGTAGAGGTCGCCTCCAAATCTGAATTGGCCGAAAAAGGCATCGACGGCCTGGGCCGGATGTTCGATATCTGGCACGATGTTGCCAAAAGCACTACACCGCAAAAACTTGCCGAATTGAAAAACGCTTTTACGGAAGCGGTTGAATCTGGAAACTTTGACAAACTAAAAACAATGGGTTTCGACACAGGTGTCTATAAATCAAAACCGGTTGTTATCGCTGATAAAACAATAAAACCTACATTAGCCAGTCGCGCTGAATACGACATTGACGAAGCCAGGGAAACTATTGAATACCTAAAAACAGAACTCGCCAACTTTAATCCCAAGACCAACCTTCCACTTAGAAATGAATGGTCGGCAAAAATTAATACAGCAAAAGAAAACTTATCAACTACAAAAAATAATCTTTCTGTTACACAAGAAGCGCAAAAAACAAATTCATGGAATCTGGATCCGGAGAAATACACAGCATTAATTGAAAATTACAAAAATACAGTCAAGGATATTAAAGAAGAAATATCAACACTTTCTGAGTTTCGCAAAGCTCTTTCACCGGCAGCTATTAAAAAAGAATTCGCTGAAAAAATAACAAGAGCTCAAGATAGAATCACGAAACTCCAAGACGATATTCCGGTTATGAAAGTTCTGGATGAAGCCTTTGGTGAAAAAGGCGTAACCGGCTTACTCGGTAAAACGCTCGACACCACATCTCTGTGGTATAAAAAAATCATGTCCTATTCACCCAAATTCCAGACAAGGAATATGATGGGTGCATTGTCACAGGGGATCGCGGAACGTTCCGGAGGCTCAAGTCTTCTTAATATCGGATCAGATTATTACCAGGCAGCCAAGATGTTCTTCACCAAAGGGAAAAGTAATCCGGCCTTATATGGCGATTTGCAGAAATCCGGAGTCATGTCCCAGACCGGTATGTTTGAAGGCATCACGGGACTCCCGGCTAAAATAGCCAACTTCGGTGAATCTTTAAACCGGACAGCATTGGCCATCAACGAAATGCGCGCCGGCAAGACCATCGAACAAGCCATCGAAACGACCCAAAAAGTCTTTTATAAATACGGCGACGCCTATAAAACCAAATTTGAAAAAACGGTCATGAGCCGTGTGTTGCCGTTCTATTCATTCTTTAAGGGGCAGATCGAATACTGGCCCGAAGCCCTCGGCAGAACTGGCGCCAAGTGGGGCGCAATGGGCAAGATCAAGGAAGACACCGCTCCCGACGCGACAAAGGACTATCCATTCCTGACACCCGATTGGTGGAAGGATAAGTTCTCTGTTGACGCAATCGGCAACATCGGATTCCAACTCGAAGACTTCCTGTCCAATACCACGGGCAACGTCAAGAACCTGTGGGGACAACTGCAGCCTTTATTAAAGGGCACGTTTGAAATTGTAACCGACTGGAAAGTTTTCCAGGGCAGAAAATTATCCAGCGATAAGTCGGCGGGACAATATGCGAACCTTCCGATGCCGATGCAAAAAATAGTTGGATTCAATGCAAGCGACAATACGGTAAATCCATACATGAAATGGGCATCGGAACTCATGGCTGGTCCGATCCTGGATCCGATCAAGAATTTATTTGATCCCAAAAAAGGTATTTTCAGTGTTTTTACATCCATGCGGGATTACAATCTAACCAAGGAAAGCATGGCCGCCCAACATGAAATGCAAACCAAACAGGATAAGTCGGGCGGATTCTGGGGGAACCTGCAGGACAGGTTCAATTTTTCTTTCGGTCCGACAAGCGCCGGAGCATCAACCCCGACTTCAAGCGCCGGCAGTCCTGTTCTGACCAATACTTATTTAAAAGAAGTGGCTGAATGGGCAAAAAGAAACAGTGTCACACCCGATAAATTCGCAAAGGAATACCAGTTCAGCGGTGGTTACGAACAGACCATGTTCTATAACCAAAGTCAGAAATGGGGCAGGGATCGCGCTGACGCATTGCAGTATTCCGGCGATATCGCCGAGGGCGATCAGAAAGCCCATGAACAACGACTTGCCAATCTAAAGGCAGAAAACGAATTTTATCTCAGGGATAAAACAGATTCCGACAAGGCATTACTGGAACTGAATCTGAAATATGATAAAACCAGAGTCCGTAAAATGGGTGAGGCGCAGGTATTCAGCGCAAAAGAATTAACGACTTATACGACCTTGGGACTCAATGCCTATCAAATCGCCTTCAATAAAAATCAGGAAAAGTTCATTTCCGCGCAATCGAAACTGGCTGAAACTTGGAAACAATCCAGCGATTCCAGCCCGCAGTCTATTCTGAAAACGGCGGAAGCCGAGAGAACGGGCGCGAAGGCACAGGCCTTGAGTGGAGGACTGGGCGAAGAATGGCTAACCAAAATGTTCACGGCCATCCAGGCCAAGCAGGATCATGCGCTTAACGAACTGGAATTAAGGAACCGGGCGGCCATCGCCAATATCATCGACAACTGGGCGGACGCCGAAGCAGACGGTTTTACAAAAATCGAACGGAAGCGTCAAGCCGCGCAGGAAAGATATTATAGCACCGATGATTACAAAAACGCAAAGGCACGTGAAGATTATGCGCAAATAAAACAAGCACAAACAATGATCGATGCCAAGTATGACCAGCAGAGACGCGAAGAACTGGTCAAACAGACCAAGGCCCACATGGAAGAAGTCGAGAAAATCACCAAGGGCAGGGCCGAAAATATCATCGCCGCCCTGAAGGACATCTACAAACGCGGCGGCATGGGCATTAAAGAATATTATGGAAAAGAACTAGAACAACACTCCAGCCAATATACAGAAAAAGCCCAACAAGCCCTGAATGTTTCTGAAGCAGTCATGGCTTCGGCCACGAATAACAACAAACCGACTGTTGAAAATTATGGCATTGATTATACCGTTCAACCTATCAGTGAAGAAAACAGAAAAAAATTCAACGTTGGTTATGGAGTGACCCCGACCAGTATGATGATTCAAAAGGTCACGGAACAAATAGAAGATGTCATAAAAACATCTAAAACACTGGAAGAATTTAAGAAAAAAATCAATGATATAGGTGCAAGTAGTTACGGACTTGATGTTAAACTTACACTCGATCCAACCAGAAAAATAGTTCAAAAAGTGACCGAGGAACTTGATATTTTGCGCGGGATCATCTCGGATCCCGACCTGGATGTCGAGACACGCGTGGAAGCCATGAACTCCGCGCTGGAACTCATGCAAAAGAAACTCAAGGGCATCGATCCCATCGCCATGAAAGTGGCCATTGACGGCATGGCTGATGCGGCAAACGGCCTCGCAAAATCAGCCAATGAGGCCGCATCGGGCATCATTGACGATACCACAAAATTCAATCTCGCCGTCGCCCAGATACAGGAAGAAAACTCTAAGCTGCGCGCCCAGATATATAGCCAAACCGGTTACAAAACTCCCGGCATTAGTTCCATGTCCGAAAAAGGCGGCATAGTATTCGGCCGGAAAACATCACCTTACATGCCCGTTGGTTTCAACCCAATTCAAGAAGAATTAAAGGCAAATCAAGGTGCGACAGACGCGCAGTTCTACGACAAAATGCAGAAAACCCAGGCCTTACCCGCAGATGGTGAACCCATAACATTATCACAAAAAACACCGGATATGGACTGGACATCTTATTATCAGACCATTGAAGCTCAACTGGCGGAACATGAAGCCAATAAAGAACAACTAACTAAACAAGGTAAAGAAAAATTACAATTACTACAGGATGATTACGCGACTTATCTTGCCAAATCCAACGCCAATGTAATCGAAGCTGATAAAAAAGCATTTAATCTTCGCATGCAGACAGCCAGTGACATGGCAAGCATGATGGGTCAGACAGCATCCATGCTGTATGAAGCATCCGGGAAAAAATCCAAGGAAGCCTTCTATGTCATGAAGGCTATGGCCTTTGCCGAAGCAGCCATCAAGGGTTATCAGGCCATTATGACCGCCTATGCATCCGGTCAGGCCGCAGGCGCGCCTTATGCCGGTGCTGCCGTCGGAGCAGCCTATGCGGCTATCGCGTCGGCTTTTGTGGGTGTCCAACTTGGATTGATAGCCTCACAGACCATCCAGGGACCGGGAAAAGCCGAAGGCGGCCCCATTGAGGGCGGCACAGGGCATAAAGACGACGTTCCCATCATGGCGATGGGCGGAGAGTATATCATCCGGAGATCATCCACGAAGAAATACGGCGCAAGTTTCCTGGATGCACTGAACAAGGGACTGATCCCGGTTAACGAATTGAATTTTTCCGTGCCTAATGCGCCCGCCCCGAACTACGGGCAGACCCACTTCGCCGAAGGCGGCCAGGCCATGGCCAGTAATATCAATGCCCAGAAACAACCCGATGCTCCCGCGCAGGATATTCAGATCGTCAACGTCATTGACCCCGGATTATTGGACAAATACCTTGCCAGCCACGCCGGCCAGAGAACCCTGGTCAATGTGCTGGCATCGAACAAATACGAACTACAACAGGTTATGAGGTAAATTATGCCATATAAAACAGGAACAGTAGCGGGATTCGCCGGAGCCAATGGCCTCCTGGCTGAACTTGTAGATTGGGTGACCGGAACTCCGGCGACACCGGGACTGGATTGGGTATTGGAAATGGATGAAAACACCAAAAACAATACCGGCCTGACAGAACCATTCACTTCTGACTGCCGTCAGGTTGTATTATCTAATACGGGCATCAGCGGTGAAGACTCAGTCGTCGTTGGAATGAGAGAATGGAAATACGTCGCCGGAGCAGCATACGGATGGGATTTGAACTGTTATCCATTATGGGTGGATGGTCAACTATGGAATAACAATTCTTCATGGCACGGCCAGACAACCTACGACGCGACATATAATCATTTTTCAACCTATCCCTGCATGCCGTTAATGAACGCGGAGATGACATACTGGTTCTTCAGCAATAAACAAAGAATCATAGTGATCGTAAGAACTTCAACGGTTTATCAATGTTGTTACCTTGGTTATGGTTATCGCCTTGGAGCACCGTCGGAATACCCATGCCCGATTATGGCCTTGGGATGTTCTATTGGAAATCTCGTTCATTCCGACCAATCTGCAACACATCGCTGGTTCCTGAACCCTCCGGCATTCTTTTTTAACACACCGGCCGGTGAATGCAGAACACCATTATGGGTTCCCGGCGGCACATACTGGAGTTATACCTTGAATCCAGGTCCGGTAATCGGGACAACCGGAAAATTAATGTCGCCTTGTTATTCAGTCATTTCGACACTTGGAACATTATTGACCTTTGATGGTGTTCGACATATCGTTGATACCGACCTTCAAGCAGAAGACATAGTGTCAATGGATAAGGAAAAATGGTTCGTCACGCAGAATACCCACAGGATAACCATGTATGATTTCATGGCAATTAACACAGAGATGGCTGCGACGACAACAACGACAACCGAAGCATAAAATAGTTATTTGGAGATAAATCATGAATATAGTCACAGTTGATGAATATGCGGCTCCCGCAGATCACAGAGCATTAATAGCAAATATCCGCACATCCGCTCTCGCTGCTGGATGGACATCTGAAGAATACAGATCCACCAATGAAGTATGGCAGACAGGTGTCGGATGGTCTTCCGGAACTGCTCCCGGATACATCCAACTGGGACACCTTGGACCATGGTCGAATCCAACATGGAGGGGATACACCGGGGCGTTTTTACAGCTTTATGGTGCCGGAGCGCATCAATCTATGAACAGATGGCGGTTATACGGATTTAAGACCGACAATTATGGCGGTATTTTTACATCCATCGGTTATTGGTATAATTCAGTTGATTATGGATCTGCTGATGTAATCGCATTTGGATGGCCAACGCAATCGGATTATGATGTTGATAATACCTATGATCCAACCCTGCAAAACACAAAACTACCACCAGTTCCGCGCACAGGTTACTGTGATGATTGCTGGTGCCGCCATATAACATTTCCGCAAGCGGGAACGATTAAACAATGGGTAATAACGGATGGAACAGATCTAATTCATAGTATCGTCAATAT